GGTATAACAGATGCGGAGTGGAATCGGTTTTATCCTTTTGTACCCGAGAGCAAACCGAACAATTCTACAAAGAAGCGCCCATACTTGAAAAAATCTGGGTCGAAGGAGGAATTAAAATCATCAAGTTCTGGTTCAGCGTCAGCAAAAAAGAGCAAGCCCGTAGATTCAAAGAAAGGGAAACCCACCCGCTCAAACAAGGTAAGCTCAGCCAAGTCGACATCCTCAGCCAAGACAAGTGGGAGCAGTACACCCAAGCCAAAAACAGGATGTTTAAAGAAACCCAAAACTGGGTGCAAGTAAAAAGCGACTGTAAAAGGAGTGCTAGGCTAGCTTCTATGCAGTATGTGCTCCTTAATAATGACTATGAGGGTAAAAACCTAGATAATATAGGGACTATTGACCCCCATATATTGAAGGAACTAAACCATGGCAACTAAGAAAAAAGTAATTGATGTACCAGCAATCAAGGAAAAGAAGACAGGCATCGTAATGGAAGCCCCTAGTAAGGCATGGGCACACGATATGATTGAAGCGGCTGAGCATGTACCTGATAAGAAAGTTAAGCGTGGTTTTGTTACCAACGGCGACAAGTTTGTAGGTAGAAAGAAAGCCGCAAAGATTGCAAAGAAAGCTGGTCAGATAAAAGACAAAGGAATCAAGAAGTTACATTCATCTGACTTACGTGAACATTTAGGGATAAAAAAGAAAAAACTAAAATGAACTTTACACATGATTGGTTTAGCCACAATGTACCAAACTTTGAGTTGTGCATGCAGGCTATACCTGAGAAAAAATGTTTTTTAGAAATCGGTGCGTTTGAAGGAAGAGCTACCTGCTGGTTATTAGAAAATGGCTTGGCAGAAAAAGGCAGTATTGTTTGTATAGACCCATTTAGCGGTAGCGTAGAGCATGGTGGTATAGACTTCACTGCAGTAGAAGCTAGGTTTTGGAGTAATACCTCTCAAACTCGTAAAGATACCCAAGTAGTATCGTTATTCAAAAAGCCTTCCTATGATGCGTTAGCTGAAATGATTGGGTTTAAGTATGCGTTTGACTTCATCTATATTGATGGCAGTCATGCTCCTGACATGGCTTTGACTGATGCTTGTATGTCTTGGGGTCTACTCAAGCAAGGTGGGGTAATGCTGTTTGATGATTACCAATATCCGCATGAGCCAACTAAGGTAGGTATTGATGGGTTCTTAAATGCCTTTGGGGAAAAGTTTAAGGTGGTTGCGCAGAACTACCAGTATGGGATTCAAAAGCTATGACACGGATAGCGGTCATAACCCCAACAATAGGAACAGATTACTTACCCCAGTGCATGCATAGTGTTGGCATGGATGCAGAGCATTGGATTGTTGTAGACGGTATTGCTTATGCCCAGCGAGTAGCTAGCATGATTGAGGCGCACCCATACAAACAAAAGCTAATTGTGCTCCCTGAAAATACTGGTACCCCAACTACTGGGTTTAATGGTTTACCCTATACAGGGTTCTTTAATGGCTATCGTATCAATGCCGCCATACCGCTATTAACCAACGCAGACTATGTGATGTTTTTAGATGAAGACAACTGGTTTGAGCCTAACCATATTAAACACATGGTGGGTTTGGTGGAAGGTATGGGGTATGACTGGGCATATAGCCGCCGCCGTATTGTAGATAAAGAGGGTAACTTTTTATTTACCGATGATTGTGATAGCCTAGGGGAAATACCTAGCTACCATAAAGAAAGCGGATGCTTTGTAGACACTAACTGCTATATCTTTAAGAACTGCGTCCTCAGTCAGATAGCGCACGTCATGTTTGATTTGGTTAAGACCTACGACGGCGACAAGAACTTATATAAAGAAGCGAGTAGACGCTACCCTAACTTTGGTGGCACAGGCTTTTATTCTGTTAACTATCGTATGACTAGACCTAACCAAGAAGAATTTTATAGAAAAGGAAATGAACTAAATGGAAAATAAACCACACTTATTTGTGGCGACGCCGATGTATGGGGGTTTATGTAACGGGCAGTATGCAGTGGGGTTATTACGTGCGGTCGGGGTATTTGCGCAGGCTGGAATCCAAATGAAGTATGCCTATATGATGAATGAGTCTTTGATTACCCGTGCAAGGGATAGTCTAGTCTATGACTTCTTGGAAACAGACTGTACCCACATGATGTTTATCGATGCCGATATTGGCTTCCGTGCTGAACACATCCCACCTATGCTAGAAGCAGACAAAGACATTATCTGTGGTATGTATCCCAAGAAAGAGATTAACTGGGGAGAAGTAGCCGAAGCGGTTAAGCGTGGGGTTCCCCCACATGAGTTACACAACTACACTGGAGTCTTTGTAGTTAATGCCGTAGACAACGCAGAAGAAATCTATGTCAAGATGAACGAACCCATTGAGATTGCCAATGGTGGCACGGGCTTTATGATTATCAAGCGTGAGGTATTTGAAAACCTAAAAGATAAAGTTCCCCAGTACAACAGCGATATGTTTACTGTGGTTGACCAAGAGCGTAAGCCTAAGCGTATTTACCAGTTTTTTGATACCAGTATTGACGTGCAAAATAATGAGCGTTTATTATCGGAAGATTATCATTTCTGTAAATTAGCAAGAGATAATGGTTACAAAGTTTGGGCGGCTCCATGGGCGCAGTTAGACCATTGTGGGTCTTATATTTTTAGCGGTGCTTTTAGGGGAGCATGATGACTACTTGGACGACAGAAGATTTGAAGAACGCACTTAAAGAAGAGGGCATTCCGTTTTTTGGTTGGGTCAAGATTCAAGACGATGAGGACAGAGAGCAAATGTTACGAGAGCAGATTCATGTTCTCCAAGCTGAATGCCAACGTCTTAAAAAGAAACTAATGGATGCGGGGATTCATGATTGAATATTCATGGTCGTACTCTAGCTTAGATTTATTTAAGCAGTGCCCACATAAGTACTACCGCCTACGAGTCGTAAAAGACTGCAAAGAACCTGAGTCCGAAGCCATGCGCTACGGCAAGGAAGTTCACCTTGCGGCTGAAGAGTTTATACGTGATGGCAAGCCAGTACCTGAAAAGTTTGCTTTTATGCGTGAGCTACTTGAGCCTATCCGTAGAATCAACGGAGAACATCTTTGTGAATATCGCTTGGGGCTCACCCGGGACCTGGAGCCTTGTGAGTTTTTTGGAGCAGGTGTGTGGTGGCGTGGCATACCTGACTTCCTAGCGATTGATGGAGATAAGGCTACTTTGATAGACTACAAGACTGGTAAAAGCGCCAAGTATGCGGATACTAAACAGTTAGATTTGTTAGCGCTCGCTATCTTTAAGCACTTCCCACAGGTGCAATCTATCAAAGCAGGGCTACTATTTGTGGTGGCAAACGACTTTATTAAGACTAGATATACCCGTTCCGAACATGAGAAAACTTGGGTAAAATGGCTAGAAGAAACAGGGCGATTAGAGAAAGCTTACGAAGTGGATGTATGGAATCCCAAGCCAAACTTTAGTTGCAAGTCGTGGTGCATTGTCAAAGACTGCATCCATAATGGTAAAGGGAGTTACAGATAATGCCGTACAAAAATAAAGCAGACCGTAAGTATAAGCAAGCCGCTCAATACGAAGACACACCTGAACAAGTTAAACATCGTGAAGAACGAAACAAACTTCGCTATAAGTTACTGAAAGAGGGCAAGGTTAAAAAAGGCGACAAGAAAGACGTAGCACATAAGGTTGCTCTTGACAAGGGTGGTTCTAATAAAGACGGATATTTTGTGCAAAGTCGCAGTGGTAATCGTTCTTTTAAACGTGACTCTAAGGGTAATTTGGTATCTGAAATTAGTAAGCGGGAACGCAAGAAGTAGTTGATTTTGTAGTACATAGCGGTATAATAAAAACACTGATTCAAAACTTCGGTTTTGGTCTATAAGCTATTGGAAAACGAGTGCAAATAATAGAGAACAAAGCTCTCTTGTTGAAGGTCAGAGAGCCACAACGTATTACAACCGTGATCCCGAAATCTAAAATCCTAGATTCGGGTGAAGTGCTTGTGAAGTGGGGGCTGGAGGAAGCGCAAGTCCTTAAAAACCTGCGTATTAAAAACGTTCCATCACCCATAGAAGCACAGTACGACTGGCCCGGACTATATAAACCGTTTGACCACCAGCGTACAACTGCATCATTCCTAACGCTACATCGCCGTGCCTTCTGTTTTAATGAGCAAGGGACTGGTAAGACTTCTTCCGTTATATGGGCGACAGATTACCTAATGAAGATTGGTGCTATCAAGCGTGTACTAGTCCTGTGCCCTCTATCTATTATGCAGTCAGCATGGGAGAACGACCTGTTCAGATTTGCCATGCATCGCACCTGTGCTATTGCCCATAGTTATTCTAAAGAGAAACGGATTGAAGCCGCCAATAGCGACGCTGAGTTTGTTATCTGTAATTTTGATGGGTTAGATATTATCAAGGAGTGCGTAGGTAACTTTGACCTGATTGTGATTGACGAAGCCAACGCATACAAGAACGTATCTACTAAACGCTGGAAGACTTTGAACTCCGTAATCAAACCTGATATGTGGGTATGGATGCTAACAGGTACTCCAGCTTCTCAGTCTCCAACAGATGCATATGGGCTAGCTAAGATTATCAACCCATCAGGGGTGCCTAAGTTCTTCGGTGCTTTCCGTGACTTAGTTATGCAACGGATCACAACTTTCAAATGGGTACCTAAAAACAGTTCAGAAAAAGTAGTGCACGAAGCGTTGCAACCTGCGATACGTTTTACCAAAGAAGAGTGTCTTGATTTACCCGACATGACTTATACCACAAGAGATGTGCCATTAACTACTCAGCAACAAAAATATTACGAGATCATTCGTAAAGACATGTTAGCAGTTGCGGCAGGAGAAGAAATAACCACAGTAAATGCGGCGGCTAATTTAAATAAATTGTTGCAGTTATCTTGTGGTGCAGTATATTCAGATAGTGGCGAGATTGTTGCGTTTGATGCTAAAAGTCGTATGTCAGCCCTCATGGAAGTCATCGAAGAAGCCAGTCACAAGGTTATTGTGTTCGCACCTTTTCGCCACGCTATCGAGATCATAGCTGAAGAACTCAAGTTCCAAGGCATACCATGCGACGTTATCCATGGCGGTATTTCTGCGACCAAACGCACAGAGATATTTGCTAAGTTCCAAACAGAAACTGACCCGCATGTATTAGTAATTCAACCGCAGGCAGCAGCTCATGGAGTAACGCTTCACGCTGCGAACGTAGTTGTATGGTGGGGTCCTATTACTTCTATCGAAACGTATCTACAAGCAAACGCACGTGTGCATCGTGCAGGTCAAAGAAACCCATGTACCGTTGTGCATATTCAGGGTTCTCCCGTAGAGAAAAGAATCTATAAGATGTTGTCAGAAAAAGTTGACATCCATAGTAGGTTAATTGACTTGTATAAAAATATTGCTGAAGGTACTTGACAATGTCCAAAATAGGATTAATATAGTAGTTATAAATAAAAGGAGAGTGCGATGAGTGAAGTAAATGCCGACAGGCTAGCTAAGATTTATGTAAAGATTAGAGAAAAGCGCTTAGCTTTAGAAAAGCAAGTGCAAGAGTTGCAAGAGCAACAAGACATTGTGGCAAAAGAAATATTAGAACTGTGCAAAGAACAAGGCACGTTCACTATGCGTACTGCGCACGGTACTATTTCTCGCCGAGTATCCAAGCGGTACTGGACAAGTGACTGGCATTCATTCTTTGAGTTTGTTAAAGAACATGATGCTTTCCCTCTGTTGCAACAACGCATCAACAACACCAACATGGAACAATTTTTAGAAGAAAACCCCGAGTTGCATCCGCCGGGGTTAAATGCGGATCAAAACCAAACTGTTGTTATAACCAAACGTTAAGGAGTAGTGCAAATGAGTAATGAATTATCTGTATTAGGGAATGGTCTACCTAGCTATTTAAAGACTACGGACTTAGATGAAACCACTAAAGCCCTGATGGGTGGTAGCGGTAGCACAGGTCTAAAACGAATCTCTATCAAAGGCGGTGTGTGGCGCATGATGGTCAACGGCAAAGAAGTAGCCAAGAACGAAGAACGTGCGATGAATGTAGTTATCGTTGCCGCTTCACCAAAAGTGTCCCGTACTTTCTATGCTAAGTCTTTCGTAGAAGGCGAGATCACTGCACCTGATTGCTGGTCTGCAGATGGTGAAGTACCTAGCCCTAAAGCAGAGAACCCACAATCTAAGCGTTGTGTTGACTGCGCACAGAACCAAAAGGGTTCAGGTCAAGGTGATAGCCGTGCTTGCCGTTATAGCCAGCGCCTTGCAGTTGCATTGGCAAATGATATTGGTGGCGAAGTAATGCAGTTAACTCTGCCAGCTTCCTCTATCTTCGGTGCAGGTGAGCCAGGAAAATGGCCTTTGCAAACATACGCAAAGATGATTGGTAGTAAGGGTGTTCCTATTACTGCTGTGGTAACTGAGATGCGCTTTGATACAGAAGCTGCTACTCCTAAGATTACATTTAAGCCAGTACGTGTATTGGATGCAGATGAGCACAATTTAGCTATCGAGCAAGGGAAAACCCCAGCTGCTATCAGTGCAATTACAATGAGTGTAGCGGAAGTAGATAAGACTAAATCAGCACCCAAGCTAGAAGCAAAGGTTGAGGTTGCAGAAGTAGCCGAGGTGGTTGAAGAGCCCGTCAAGCGTACTGCTAAGAAGGAAGAAGCTCCAGCACCTAAGAAAGACTTGTCAAAGATTTTATCTGATTGGGACGAAGAATAATGCCCCAAGGATATTCCATCTCTTTGGCAAATCAGATTAAGGCTGCTGACCCCAAGAAATTGGGGGTGCAACTAGGTAGGGTTTGTATTGATAAGGATATACCCGTAGTAGATGTAGCTAATTTCTTTAATGTAAGTAGGATGACTGTTTACGCTTGGTTTAGGGGCGAATCAGAAATCCACGCTAGGCATACAGAAAAAGTACAAAAACTAGTTGCAAGACTTAAATGAAGCTTACGAGGGGGGCTAGGTTAGCTACCGAAAAGAGTGTTCGCCGTCACACTCCTGCCCATTCCTTTTTATAACGACGGCGACTTAGGACGGCTATGCTTTCAAGAATAGATTTTCTATCTTTAGTATTACCACCCCTACAAAATGGGGAATGCTATTGCAGCTGGGGCAACGATGCTCAAGGCGACATTAGGCAAAAATTCGTATCAAGCGTTGCTGAGTTAAGCAGTGAGGCTGACAAGTTAGTAGAAGAAAACTTTAACTCTTTCTTTGCACTAGCTAAATTTGCATCACCAGATCAGGGTCGTTACGCCACTAATTCGGTATCTTTAAAGACGTTCTTCCTAGATATTGACTGTGGTGAGGGTAAACCCTATGCCGATGTAAATAGCGGTTTAACAGCGCTTAGAAGCTTTTGTAAGGCAACGAACCTACCCAAACCTACTGTAATTAAATCAGGCCGTGGTGCCCACGTATATTGGATTCTAGATAAGGAAATTCCACGTACCGAATGGAAGCCATATGCTGAGCGTTTAAAGCAGTTATGTGTAGAGCACGACCTCAAGGCTGACCCTGCGGTTACAACGGATGCGGCTAGGATTCTGCGTGTGCCTGAGACTATGCACCTTAAAGACATTCTGAACCCACTAGCGGTTGAGATTCTAATGGTTGCGCCAGTTATATCACTTGATGATATAGCCCCTGTTTTGGCACCGACAGACGATATCCTAAAGGCTATTGAGAAGTCTGAGTTCCGTCGCCCAATGGATGCAGTCACTATGGCTCTGATTGGTAGCAGTCAGTCTAGATTCAAAACCATAATAATGAAGTCTGCCGAAGGTAAAGGATGCAATCAGTTAGTGCATATCTATGAGAATCAGGCGACAATAGAAGAACCTCTTTGGCGAGCAGGGCTAAGTATTGCCCAACAATGTGTGGATAGAGATAGGTCTATCCATATGCTATCTCAAGATCATCCTGAATATTCAGCAGAGAATACTGAAAGAAAAGCCAACGAGACCAAAGGCCCGTACACCTGTGAAACATTTAAGAAGCTAAACCCTTCTGGCTGTGAAGGCTGCACACTCAAACTTACTTCTCCTATTCAGATTGGTAGAGAGATTGCCGAGGCTGAAGGTGAAGAGCAGGTAATGGACATAGAGAAAGAGACTAAAGAACTCAAGACCTATACCATTCCTAAGTACCCACACCCATTCTTCAGAGGCAAAGGGGGCGGTATCTATCTACGTGCCAAAGACAAAGAAGGCGAAGAATACGAGGAGATGATTTATCCCTATGACTTCTATGTGGTCAAGCGGATGAACGATCCTGACCATGGGGACATTATGCTTTTGAGACTCCACCTGCCTAAAGACGGAGTGCGTGAGTTCATTATGACTTCACGGGAAGCAATCGCAAAAGATAAATTTATGAACATTGTTGCTGGGCATGGCATCACCGTGCTTGGTAAAAAACAGGATTCACTTATGAGCTACGTAACAAGATGGGTGGAGGAGTTACAAGCAACTTCCGAAGCAGAAAAAGCCCATAAACAATTTGGCTGGTTAGATGACGAAAGCGGAATCATTGTGGGGGATAGAGAAATCCGTGCTACTGAAATAGCATATAGCCCACCATCCGCACCAACACTACCACTTGTACCACTATTTCAACCTAAAGGAGACTTTCATGTCTGGAAAGATGTTATCAATGCCTACGCAAGAGAAGGTATGGAAGCGAGGGCGTTCGCCTTCTTCATGGGCTTTGGCTCTTTGCTTATGCGTTTCACTAACTTGGACGGCTTTTTGCTTAATCTACTTAGTAGGGAATCAGGGTCGGGTAAAACTACCGTACTCCACGCAATTAACTCCATATACGGTCGGCCTAAAGAACTTCTTATGTCACCTAAGGATACCTACAATTTCAGGATGCAGCGTCTAGGCACACTGCAAAACTTATGCGGTACGATTGACGAGATTACCAATATGCCTCCTGAACAAATGTCAAACCAAGTGTACGACGTTACATCAGGTAAGGGTAAGAACCGTATGAAATCTCAGGAAAACGCTGAGCGCCTTAACCACAGTAAGTGGTCATTGGGTGTAGTCACTTCATCTAACAGGTCCGTAACTGATTCACTGCTATCTATCAAGAGCTTTCCCGAAGGCGAGCTTATGCGTATCCTAGAACCACAGATTAAAGTCGACCCATATGACGACCCAACTTGGTCTAAGAACCACTTTGGTAAATTAATGAATAACTACGGACACGCTATTGAGCCGTATGCTAAAACCTTAGTAGGTCAACTGCCTTTAGTTATTGCCAAGATGCAAGACATGCAGGCACGGGTAGATAGAGCCGCTGAGATTAAAAACACTGAACGGTACTGGTCTGCCATGGCTACGATTGCTATTACTGGTGGGGCTATTGCTAAGACGCTAGGTTTACACGACATACCTACCAAGCCAGTATTTAACTACGCAATTAATCTGATTAAAGAGACTCGTCTGCGTAATCGTGAATACATGTTTGATAGCGACGACTACTTAGGTGGCTTCTTACAGCGCCACTTCCATGAGACTTTGGTTATTAATGGCAACCGTGACAATCGTACTGGTCTTGAGCATGGTCCGATTCGTGAACCAAAAGGTGCGCTGACGATTCGCTATGAGCCTGATACTAAGATTATTTACATCGTGGTAAAAAGCTTCCGTGATGACTGCGCTAAGAACCAAGCTAACTTTGAAGAGTCTTTGCTGGCGTATCGTAAGAGTGGTGCACTGCTTGGCACTAAGAAAAAACGCATGACTGCAGGTACTATTGCCAACACTCA